TCTGAATCTTCCGCATCGCCCTGGTGAAGATCGTGGGGGTCTCAATGTCGCCCTGGGCCATCTCGGGGATGCCGTCGGCAGTGAAATCGCGCTGGATGGCGTAGGCGCCCGACCGATCCGCGCCCTTGTACGGCACGGTGAGGGTGAGCTGCGTATCGCCGTCCACGCTGGCGATGTCATAAACGACGCCCGTGCCGGCCATGACGAACCCGTCTCCGGCGCTGACGTTGGCCAGCCAGGCCGTGCCAACGCCGGACACAACGGCGCTATCCTGCACCACCGAGGCGGTGCCGGTTTTGTACTGTGACATGGGGTTCTCCGGGGTTAATCTTCGATGAAAAACAGGTCGTTAATCTGCGCCCCAAACTTCGGGCCCTGGGTCTGATTACCGGTAATTTCCCCTCCGACGTAGAGGTCGCTGGCGTTGCTGGACTGATCGAAAGGAAAGCTCTGGAAAGGGACACTGAATGTCTCATCCCATCCCGAATCACTGGTAAGCCTGATCGTGCCTGTGACCTCAAGGTCTACCGCAAGCTCTATTCGGACTGGAGTCAGGGTGTATACTTTTAGGACCGTAGAACTAAATATCTCGGTGTCCGTCTCGAGAGTCCGGACATCACTCAGATTTTCTGAACACACAGCCGTTACCGTTCTATCCCTCTGAACCCGTATGCGGAACTGATCTTCATCCAGGAATGTCCAGACGTCTTGAATGGTTATTCTGATTACGCCTGACTCACCGCCAAAGAACGATATTTTTGTCGTATTTGTGTGCGTTGAGGAGGCGTTATAGGACGCCGGGCTTATCGTTGACCCGTACCCAATGCCAACTTTGATTCGTCCCTTTTTAATGTCGAATAGATTTTTCCCTAGGGTCTCAATGTCTGGTGTCGCAAAATCGAGGTCAAACGTACCCGGCGAGTCATCGGCTTCTAAAAGTAGGCCTCTCGGCGCCCACTCAATAACCCCCGTGCCTGTCACGCTATATCGACTTGGAGGAATGTAAACCGAGTTGAAATAATAATGGACCGCCAATTTCTTCCCGTTAAAAGTATCCACCCCCGTAAGGACGGTATCCCGCCCTATAGAGAGCTCTCCACCCTCTTTTTTGAAAAACTGCTCTTCTTCGTCCCCGAAATAGAAATCGCCGTTGTCGTCGATCACGGCTGTCCACTGGGTGCCGTCGTAATAACCCAGGTGGGTGGCGGTCAGATTCAGGCCGGTGGAGGGCGTGTCGCCCAGCCGGGGCGGGATGCCGGACAGGTTGCTGTACCAGTCGGCGCCCAGGCTGCCCGAGTCGTCCCAGTCTGACCCGTTCCACCGCTTCAGCAGCTTGGTGCTGTCGTTGTACCAGAGGTCGCCCACCGCCTCTGCGGTCGGGGTGCTGGTGGAGAAATACGTGGTGACCTTGCCGTCGGCGGTGGCTTGGGCGTCGGCGGCCTCGGACAGCGCCGTGCTGATGCCGCTGTCCTGGGCGTCCTGCCATGCGGTGCCGTCGTACCGGTAGGCGCGATTGCCGTCGTCCGTGTCGAACCACAGGTCGCCCTCGCTCATACCGCTGGCCGGCTCCGCGTCCTGATAGAACGACTGGATTTTGCCATCGGCGGCCGTTTGGGCCGCTGCCGCATCGGACAGCGCCTGCTGGGCGTCCGCGTAAGCCTCGCTGAGCGTGTTCGCCTCCGTGCTGTTGATGTCGGCCAGCGATCCCGGCTTATCGCTCAGGTTGCTGTATCCGCTGCCCCCGGTGATCACCACGGAGCCGGAGAACGCCGCCGAGCCGTCGCTGTAGACGGCAAACAGGGTGGTCCCGGCGTACTGGTAGGTGATCATCCCGGTCTTGCCGTCGGCGGATTTCGGCCCCAGCGTCGCCACGGCATCGCCCACGACGCTTTCCACCTGCCCTTCCACGCTGATCTTCTCGGTGGCGGCCAGGGTGCCAGTGACGATCTTGGAGGCGGTGAGCTTGACGATCTTGGTGCTGTCGATGGCGTCATTGGCCAGATTGGCGTCGATGAACGCCCGGTCGGCGGCGGTGACCGTGGCCCAGGGGCTCAGGCCGCCCACCTCACCAGCGGACAGCGAGGGCGTGGTGACCGTGAACTGGCTGCTGATCGTGCCCTGGCCGAAGGCGTCATAGGTGGCGAAGCGCAGGTAGTAGGTGCTGTTGTCGGTCAGGCCCGAAAGCACCACCGGCCCGCCGTACTGCTGGGCCACCAGATTCTCGGGGCCGGGGGTGAAGCCGGTGCTCTGGCTCATCCATACCCGGGAATCGCGGTAGTCCAGGTCTTCCGGCGGCTCGAAATCAATCTGGGCGCTGCGGAAGCCGGCGGAGATGGTTAGGGTGCCCGGCAGGGGCGGAGCCACGTTCTCCACGCTGAGCCGCGCCGCCTGGGCGCTGATCTGGTTCTGTCGGCCCCGGCAGTACACCCGGACCTCAAACGCCCGCCACGCGCCCGCTGAGCCGGTCTCGCGAGCATGGTCCTCGGCGTTCTTCTCGTAGGTGTAGACGAATTGGGGGTCATTCACCCATTCGGTGCGCACCAGGGACAGGGTGCCGTCCACGTCCGCCCAGACCTCGACCTGATAATCCCGGAAGTACAGGTCCAGCCCGCCGCTACCGGCGCCCTGCTCGCCCTCCTGGCCCATCTCGAACCATTCGGTCACCGAGGTCTTGCGCCAGACGAACTTGGCGTCGCGGCCGCCGAATACGGTGTCGTTACCCTGCTCGAACAGCTCCAGGCCGTTTACCGGCGGGGCGGGAACCACCTCGTTCGGGTCATCCTCCGGCTCCTCGCTAACGTCGCCAGGGGAACGGACATAGGTGGTCGTGATCTCGGCAATGGTGCCGTCCTGGTTCACCTTGCCGCGCAAAGAGACGCCACGGACCTGGACCTCGTAGGTCTTGCCATCGCTGGGCACGACGAACGTGGCCTCCGGCGATGCCGGGCCGACCTCGAACCAGCCCGCCTGCCCCTTCTCGCGGTACTCCACCAAACCGTAGGCGTAGTTGCTCACGCTCGGCGGCTGGACGCCCACCTCGATGGTGGACAGGTTCGCGTTGGCCGACCGGGGGGTGTTGGTGGATTCCTGCAGGGTGACCGAAGTGGGGTTTTCGGTGTTCTCGGGCAGGTCCGGGGTGGGCGCTATCTCGCCCGCCAGCGCCTGGACGTAGAAGCTTGCGGCCCAGCGGTTCTCCACCGGGGTGCCGCCACCGGATTGCCCATACCCGCCAGGCAGGAGCGGCGACCCATTCGGCAGACCGCCCATCCCCGTGAGCAATGGATAGGAGGAAGACGGCGAATCTGTCGTGTAAACGGGGTCACCCTGTACGGTGAAATTCGTCAGGGCCTGCCCTTGGACATCCAGCGCTCCGATTTCCGCCTTGAAGGTGGAGCCTTCGATTGTGGGGCGGGTGGCCGTGGTCCCGTCGAGGGCGAAAAGCAGGCCGCCGGGGCCGCCGCCGGCGCCGCTGCCGGAGTAGGCGCCAAGCCCTGAGCTTGGAGCGGGATCGTAAAGGGTGCCCCGACCACCAAGCTCACCGCTAAGGTCGATGTAGCCGGTGCCGCCTATCTCCGCCCCTCGGCAGATCACGGCAAGGCCAGCGCCGCCGCGGCCGCCGTCGCCCCCGGTCGCAGCGTTGACAAGATTCGTGCCGGAAAGGCCGACCACAGGGCCGCCCCCGGGGCCGCCGGAGCCTCTCAGGTCAGTCGGCAGCCCGGTAAGAGCGCCGTCTTCAATCTGGAGGCTGAGGGCCGGGAACTTAACAAAGCGGCCGCCAGATCGCATCGAGTTGCCCTTGTGCTTGTAGAGGGCATGATAGAACACCGAGCCGCTATTGAAGCAGCCCAGCTGAGGCACCACGTCCGCCTGCAGGTAGCCATCTTGCCCCAGGTTGACCTCCTGCCATTCATAGGAAAGATGAGGGCCTACCCTGGACGCGCCGACCGGAACCGGGGCGGTTTGAGCCTGCACGCCCTGCCCGCCAACCAAGCCAAGACCGCGCCCATTTATCACGGCGTTATTCTGGAAGAACCCGCGAACGCGCAGCTGCACGTTATCCGTAACCGTTACGGTAACGCCGCCGGCAAACGTGAGATCCTCCCTGCACCAATAAATGCCGTCCGAAAGCGTCTCGCCGCCAGTGAGGGTGATGTCGCTTTCTACGGTGGTGATGCCGCCAGAGCTGGAAACGGCACCGGGGAAATTCGCCGCGCTGATCTCGGTGCCCTCGGACTCATACCAGCTGTTGGGTATTGGCGCCCCGCTTTCCTCCGGCGGCAGTGCGCTGGCCGGCTGGGAGCTGCCAAACAGCTCAACACGCACCTCCCCGGTGCGCCAGTCGGTCTGGACTCGCTGGACCTCAAAATTTCGGTCGAGGTGGCCGTCGACAGTCTCGCCGGTGTAGTCCTTCACCTGGTCCAGTACGACGCGGACGATGTCGCCCACTTCCAGGTCATTCTGATCAGGGGTGAGCGTGAGCGTCAGCCGAAGCGGCGGGCCGGCGTATCGATCCCGGAAGCTGTCGAGAACCCCCTTGATTGTGGGATAGGCGACCCGGGAACCGGACAGGCCGCGAAACTCCAGCTCTTTCTGGTCAGACTCGCCGTGCTGGGCGATGGAGTCGGGGTCGAGCAAAACATTAACCCGGGTGAAGCCGCCTCGCTCCAGGCTGTAATTCCAGATCACAACGATCTGGTTAATCACGGCACCCATGTCGTGGGTGAGATCGGAGTAGCTGGCCACGTTTGTGGCGTTGAGCTCACGAACAAAGCCGCCCCGGGACACGACCGCGGACATTCGGCGCAGGCCAATCTGGCCATCCGCGTAGATCGGGGCGTAGCACCCCATCATTCTGAAAATCTGCTCCTCGATGAACTGCTTGCCGTCCGTGCCATCCAGGCCGAGGAACTGGGCGGGCAGGCCGACATCGAAGTTATCCAGATTCCAGAGATCCTCACCGATGCCAATGTACTCACTGGTGCGGATGTACTCGGCGGCGATCCCAAGGTGCCAGTGGTCCGGCAGGTACTCGCCGGGATAGCCGTAAATGGCACCGGTCAGCAGAGCATAGGCCAGCATCGGGGCCGGCATTTCCAGGTAAACGAACTCCTCCACCTTGGGGGCGTTGTCCTGATCTGAGCCGTCCCGGATCTCAACCGCTGCGGGCCGGGTGCCGAACATCCCGCGCCCGTAGGTATCGAGAACCTCGGCGCCAGGCTCCGCCGCAGGGACGCTCGAGCAGTTGACCAGCGTATTCCCGCTCTTCCCGCCCCAGCGGAACGCCTGGCCGTCAATCTGTCCGTAGCCGGTCTCTCGGAAAGCGGATGCGTCGGTCAGGGTCACAGATGAGGCGTTCGCCTGGGTGGCTTGAGCGAGCGCCGACGAGCGGCTGGCGACCTCGAACTCGGAACCGGTGGTGCCGGTGTACATCACCACTTCGAATTCGTCGTTGTCGCCGTCGATCCGCACGAATCCGACCTTCATGCCGGGCGCCACGGTGATGCCCGTGGGTGATTCCGGCTGCCAGACGCACTCAAAGCCCGACGTGGTAACCACCCGAATGCGACTGTCGGCGAGGCCCAGAGAGGCAGTTAGCGAAGTCTCCTTGATCTCAAAGATCTTCTTTCGCATCTGCCGCTGGATGTCGGCGCACTTGAATTTGTAGGCGCGATCGCGATAGCTGACGTCGTCGATGATCTGCGTGGTGGCGCGAATATAGCTCGACCAGTCCAGCGCCTCGGAGCCAACATAGAACTCAACGCGCTTGCCTTTCAGGCCCTTGCCCTCTGCCAGCTTGTCCCGCTGCAGATCGGTAAGCCCCTGGTCTAGTACGGTGAAGCTGATTGAGCCGATCTCACTATTGGCCTTATCAGGATTCAGGCGCTGCGAGGTGCCAGAGGCGGTCACAAGCGCGCCCTCGATCACGTTTTCGCCTGTCAGGCCGGTTACCGGATGCGAAGTCAGGAAATAGACGTCATCACCACCGAAGTCCACCGAGAACACGAAACGCGGTTCCCGCCACTGAAGCTGGTTCTCGGCGGTAAAGTCTTGGTTATCGATTCTCATACGAAACGTCGTACCTTGAAGGAATAGCGGTAGTAGCCAACGGTGTTGACGAGGGAGTCGGAAACATCGCCCTTGAGAGTCACATTGATCGGCTGAGCAGGAACCTCGGCTGTGCCGAAGGGGTCGATTTGGAACACCTCGCCCGCCTGAACTGAGTCTTCCCACTCCTGGAGCTGCTCGACCAAAAGGGCGTCATCGGGCTCGACCTGCCCGATGGCATCAAGTGGTACCGTGGAAACACTCCACAGGCGGTCCTTGCGGTGGAATGTCTGAAACTCTTTGCCACCCAGTGCCGTCACCTCTTCGGTTACACGTTCGCGCTGAGGCGTCCAATCCTCGATTGGAATCTCCAGGCTGTATTCCTCTCCCTCGACATGCCCAGCCATCAAGCTGCGCTTGGCGGTGTAGGTGATCGTTGCCATTCAGGGCTCCAGAAACGAAAAAACCGCCTCTCGGGCGGTCTTGGTGACGAAGGGCTCAGCCTCTACAGGGCGGTGATAAGAGCTGCGACAGCACACGCGAACTGGGCACCGGCCCATATGCCGGCTGCGCCAATGGCTCCCCAGGCCAGCCACAAAATCGCGGGGCTCCGGGCGGGTCCGCGCTTCTTCGGCAGCGTGACAAAGGGCGCAGCATCAATACGGGCCTTGAGGTCTCCGGCCACTTGATCGCCAATTTCGCTCATAAATACTCCAGAAACGAAAAGCCCCGCCGGAGCGAGGCTTGATTTATCGGGTGCGTCTACTGATAGATCTGGTCGGCCTCGGAGGCCGGCATGCTCCCAGAGGCAAAGCGAACGAGCACACCTCTCAGCCTTTCGGCGCCTTCGCGGTCAAAGTAGAAGCGATCGCTTGCCTTGTTTGCTCCCAGGCAGCTCATGGAACAGGGCGTGATGGCCAAAAAGTGCCTCGACGGACTGCTGCTGTGAAAATTGGCTTTGTAGGTTGTGCCTTCGCCTCCCTTTACGGTGGCGATCTCCTTATCGATCTGATCGCCCTTCTCCATGGCTATCTGAGCCCAATCATCGTACTTGGCGATGGCCCGGATAAGCCCTTCGGCGCCCTTCTTGGTTATGAACAGATCGCCAGCCTCCGGCCCATACCGGTCAACCCGTATCTGGAGCATACGCTCCGCTCCGTACCGCTCGCGCAAGGAGACGAATGTGGGCCGTGGAGAGTATTGGTCGCGCAGGTCGTTATACTCAAGCACCACCACGTTACTTTGAATCCGCGTTTCGCCTCCCGGTTTCCATGTGCCGCACGCGGCCAAGCCCAAGCAGGTCAGCACCAAAGTTACCCACTTCATATTTTTCTCCTTCCGTGTGGTCACCTGAATCCTATGTGATGCGGTTCACAGCGTCCAGATTACCCGCCCCTGAGTATCTGACCGTTCCGGCTGCTCGCCTCAACCAGCACGAAGTCGGTGGTATCAACCATATCCTTCACAGCGGTTGCGACGTCGCGGGCCAGCTGCTCGGAATCCAATCCATTGACCGGGCCGTTGAAGCTGATATTCAGTGTATTCCCTGGCTGGGATTGCCCTCCACCCAGGTCAACTGGAGACGGGGCTGCCGGGACCGTCTGGACGCCTCCTGTCGGGCCTCCGCCGCCGACTGAGGAGCTTCCGCCGCCAAAGGACGTAGAGGCCACTTCCGCGGCGTGGGCCGCAGAGACCAGATAAGAGGCGGCCGAGAAAGCAGCAGCCAATGGCGGGCCGCCGAGCTTCATGCCCCACCTGGAGGCGTCCTCCGCCTTCTCAGGGGCGCTGATTGCGATATTTGCCAGAGCGGCCGCTTTCCCGATCTCAAATAGCTCTCGGTACCTGCTGGACATCATGCCTGAGAGCCGGCCAAGCATGTTGCTGGCTGCGCTTAGCTGTTGATCGGTCCTGGTTTGATCCAGGTCATTCATCTTTTTATTGAAGTCGCGCTTCTCGTCAAGGATGGCCTGATCCCACCGAGCTTGATTCTCAAAGTCAGCAGCCCTGGCGGTCTCAAGCGTTTCCAGCCGTCGCTCATGATGCTCCCGAAGCAAGTCCTCCTCGGTCATGTACCGCTCAAGCAGCTGCTCCCCGGCGTCGATGTCGGTGGCGCGCTCCTCCTCCATTTCCGCCAGAATCTCGTTCGCGATGCGCCGCGACTCGATACTGGCTTCCAGCGCCTTCTGCTCAGCCTCATACGCCTCAATCTGCCGGTATGAGCCATCGATGGCGGCGAGCTGCGCGGCGGTGGCGCCTTCCTTGCGTGCCGTGTACAGCTCCTCCTGGCGGGCCGTCATGCCCAGGGTTTCGGCTTCGAGCTGGAGTGCTGCGACGCGCTTCTGGATGGAGTCGGCGGCTTTGTCTTTGCCGCCACCGCCGAGCGGTTCGGGCGGATCGCCACTGTCCTGGTCCGGGTTGGTGTTGCCGAACCCCTGGTTAAAGCTCTGCTGCAAGTCGTAGGCAACCTGAAGGCGCTCGCGCACTTCCTCGATCTTGCGCTTGATCTCTTCGTCGCTGGTGAACACCAGCCCGATGTCCTTCTCCAGGAAGGACGCGTCCAGCTGTTTCTCCAGGCCGGCCAGCTCGCGCTCAAGCCGCGGGATGTCGTCGGCGGCCACACCGTTGATCTTGGAGGCCAGCTCGGCACCAAGGTATTCGGTGAAGTTCACCACTTCGCTGGCGCCAGAGGCCATGGTGCCGATCAGTGTGGCGAAGGCTGTGCCAAGGGTGACCACGCTGTCTTTAAAGTTCGGGTCGGTGACCAGCTCGCGCAGGTCGTCAATGGCGTCATTGAAGCCGGAAACGTCGGTCTCACCGAAGGTGTCGATCAGATCATTGCGGAGCTGCTGGAGTGACTGGCCCACGGTGCGGGGCATGTCCTGGAATTCGCGGTTGATGCTGTCCGCGCTGGACAGGAGTGCCCGGGTTACTGCTGAGCCGGTCAACTGGCCCTGGGCGCCCAGCTCCTTCAGCTGGCCGATGTCCCTGTCGAGGCCGTCGGCAATGGCGCGCGCCAGGCGGGGGCTATTCTCCAGCACCGAATTCAGCTCTTCGCCGCGCAGCGTGCCGGAGGCCATGCCTTGGGAAAGCTGGAGGGTGGCGGAGGCCGCTTCCTGCGCGCTGGCGCCGGAGACCACGAACGACTGGTTAATCGCTCGGGTGACCGTCAACAGCTGCTGGTTGGTCAGGCCCAGCTCTTCACTGGAGCGGGCCAGCCGGGCGTACAGGTTGATGGTCTCGCCGAGGCCGCCACGGGTCTCCTGGGCCAGCTTGTAGGCCGCCTCGTAGGTGTCGTTCAGCTCCTCCTGGCTGTCGGTCACCAGCCGCAGCTGGGAGCGCAGCTCGGAGTAGGTGTCGGCAGCACGGATCACTGCGCGCACGGCAAGGCCGGCGCCCACGGCGGCCAGGACTTTGCGCAGGCCCTGATAGGCGCCGCTAAGCTGGTCCGTGGCACGAGAAAGCCGCTCGGTCTCCTGCTCGGCGCGGCGAGACTTGCTGGTCAGGCCATCCAGGGACCGCTGGCCACGGTCGACTTCACGGCTGTCAACGGCTAGTACGAGACGCGCTGTTTCGGTCATTCCAGGCCTTCGATCTCAGGTGGTCCAGATGCCGCAACACGTCCACCTCCCAGGGCAGGAGGTGAACGCGCTTCAGTGCGGCCCAGTGATGGATCTCGGTGTAGGAGCAATCGCCCAGCTCACAGAACCAGCCCCACAGGTAGGCGGTGCCTTCCGGGGGCGGGTCTGTTTTCAGGCTCTTGGGTTTCTTGCCGGTCTGGCGGTAAACCGCCTCAAGCTGCTGCCGGCGGCTGGTGCCGGTCTTGGGGTCGGGAATCGTGTCCGCTATTTCTTTTTCCGCCCACTCGTAGAGCCGGTGGACGGCTTCCTGAAAAAACGCGCATCACGCGAGGCATGGCGGTCGATCATGTCCCGAAGCTGGGGGGCTTCGCGGAGCAGGGTCCTCACGTTCTCCTCGGTGAATTCCTCCTCCAGGTCCCAGCCGGCCACCAGGGCCGCGCACAGCGTCACATGGCGCTCGGTGCTGTCCACGGCCTCACCCTTGGCCAGGGCTTCCATGTCCTGCCGGTAAGCGTCCTGTTTGGCCTGCTGGAAGGCGTCAGACCACTGGGAGCGGATGATCAGGTGGTGGTCGGTGGGCGTGCCGTCGGCGTAGGACAGGGACACCTTGGTGCCCTCGTTGGCCTTCTCACGGGTGAACAGAGCTTCCATCTTCATTACGCAGCACCCCGCATAATCACGATCTGGCTTTCCTCGGTGGCATTAAAGAGTGCCTGGAAGCCCATGCTTACGGTCACCTCGCCCTCCCCGCTCACGTCCGGCTGGCCGGAGTTGTACTTCACGCGCGGCAGGCTGAATGTGTAGGCGTTCGTGCCGTCGCTCAGGGTGAACTCCAGGTTGGATTCGGTCTCGTTCAGGAACTTCTCGTAGAGCGCCACGCTGTCGAAGAAGGTGGTGATCGAGCCGGTCAGGTTGGAGCGGGCGATGCTCACGCACTCCGCCGTATCCGAGCCCACAACGAACAGCGGGGACAGACCGTTCTCCAGGGTGAGGGACAGCTCGGTCACGGTCGCAATCGAGGCGCCGCCCTCGTTGATTTGGCCGGAGAACGAATCGAACGGGCTGGTGGTGGACGCGGGGTCGTAGGTGGCGCCGGCAATTGCGGTCTGGGCCGGCGCATCCATGGAGCGCCCCACCAGACTGAACGAACTGGTTACGATGGCGTTGGTGGAGACGGTCAGGTTCCAGGTGTTGAACTCACAGCCCAGGTAACGCAGGTACTGGCCGATGTCCGCGAAGTGCCGCTCGATGGTGAACGGCCGGCGCACCACGCCCGCCTTGAGGGTGTCGGTGCCGGCGGACGGGGTGTCCGCTTCCCAGGTGCCGCACAGCACCGCCTCCAGCATCGGGCCGAACGCGCCGCCGTAGCTCAGTTCGGTGGAGATGTCGCCACCCACCTGCTTGTTGCCGTGACGCATGTCGGCGATCTGCCGGTCGGCGCGCAGCTCATTGCTTTGCAGGGCCTCTTTCGTCAGGGCCAGCGTGGTGCCGGTCTGGCGAATCGGGGTGAAGTCGGGGGTTGCCGGAGTGGTGCCGGCTTCGGTTTCGGCCACCAGGGCCATAGAGTGGCGTGAGCCGTTTGCAGGGCAGCCCATAACGAACCTCCATCATTGGGAAAGCCACGTCTCACGACGGGGCGGTGTGGGACGTCTCACGACGGCCAGAAACAAAAAGGGCCGCCAATCGGCAGCCCTCGGGGATTAATGCACCGCGCCCCCACGTCTCACGACGGTAGGGCGCAGCGGCTTTAAACGGTTCTCAGTTGAAGCTCAACATCCACCTTGCTGATATAGCGATAGCGATGAACGGATTGGCTCATGGTTGTGATCGGGGTGTTGGTCACATCCAGAGACGGAGCGCACAATCCACCTGTCGCCTGGTGAAACTCATCAACCGCCCTCTGCACTTTTGCTCTAAGGTTTTCGGCCGCTTGGTCAAACGCATAGGTGGCAATTGGACTGGCCATCTCTCTGCCAGGGTCGATTTCCAAATCCGGGTCGTGGGGACGATCGGGGTAGATAGGATTCATTCCGTATAGCCTCTGCTTACCCATGCTGAGTAGAAAATCGTCATCGTGGTTCGGGACCAGTTCTCCACCCGGCGCGGCTGTTCGTAGCCGCAGGAGCGGATCAGGACCTTGAGCGGCTCCCACACCAGGAACTCCTGAGCCCGGAAATCGGCGACCAGGGTCTCGGACAGGGCCGGGGCGTCGAAGTGCTCTCCCGCCTTGTACCGCCGGGCGATCTGGTCAGCCAGAGTAATGGCCGGGACATCCCCGCTATTGAGCGGGTGGTTCAGGTCGACTTGCAGAAACCCGTCGTGCCGGTCCTGACCCTGATCCCCGAGCGTGGCCACGCCGGGCTGGCTGGGCACCACGAACAGCGCCGCCCACGGGTCCGTGCCCGGGGTGAAATCCTTGTTCGGGAGCGCCGTGGTCAGTCCGAAATCGCCATCCAGCCAGCTCAGGACCAGCGCATTCCGAATATCAAGGTTTCTCATACGCGGTTCTTCTGAGCCTCTTCCTGGAGCAGCTGCCGAAAGCGGGCCACATTCTTGCGGACCATGCCCTCGGGCGCCTTCGTCTTGGAGTAGCCCTCAAACTCAATCCGGTAGGCGTAGGGCATGTTGTTCGTCAGCAGGGTGTAGCTGCCGCCCTGGATCGCGGCCACGATGGACTCCATCTCCGCCAGGGTGGCGCCGCCCTGCTTGTCGGCGCGCCCGTTCTCGCCGGAGGCCGGCGTATCCGTGGTGGTCTGCCAGTCGCCACGCAGGCGCCCATCAAGCACGGGCGTATCCATGATTACCGCCCGAAACAGGCGCAGCTCCACACCCCGGGCGGTTTGCTCCAAGGAGCGACCAGCCTTCCGGGCGAACCCGGCGACATCATCACCGAAGCTCATCGGCGCACCTGCAATTCATGGAGCACGGCGGCTCCGGCGGGACTCAGGGTTTTGACGCGCATCACCGTCCAGTCGAGCCCGCCCACCGTTACGGTGTCGGTTACGACCGGATCGACCTCAAAAGCGGCACAGAGCAGCTTTTTGTCGGTGCTCACGATGTCCACCCCAGCGGCCCGGAGATCGCCAGCTTCCTTGCCGCCGTAATTCAGCAGGACGCCGTCCGGCGTATAGGTCGTGGTGGTCTGGCCGGTTGTCTCACCGGTCAGCGGGTCATAGGTGCCACCAGAGGTACGCGTGATGCTCACCGGCTGGCCATAGCTCGCCAGGAGCCGCGCGGCGGTGGCGGCTGTGCGGTCGTAGAATTGGCTCATGCTCGGACAGCCAGCAGGCCCCGAGTGTTCAGGTAATCGGCGAACTGGGCGCGACTCGGGCGCTCAGGAGCGGCCCAAAGCACCTTGCCGTTGTTCTGGACCTCCTGATACTCGACCTCGATCACGTCGACCTTCTCGCGCGTGACCGGCCCCTGGCGCTGATCGGGCGGCGCCTGTTCGTCGGCATAGATTTCGGTGGCCAGAGCCATCTGGCCGTATTGGATGCGGGCCGGGATGTAATTGGAGGCGAGGTATCCGCCATCAATGCACACCCCTTCCCGGGGCCATGACAGGCTCTGATCGGCAGCAACGCGCCACCCCTTCCAGCGCATCACCTGCATCTGCAAGGCAGCCTGCCGCAGCAGGGCCTCACGCGCGGGTTCGCCTTCGGGCAGGTCTCGACCAAATCGCTCGGCATAGTCCGCCAGTTCCGCCACGGTGGCGAAGCTGTCGGCGCCAGCCACGATGCTGCCATCCTCGATAATCAGAGCCATTGGGCCATCATCCTCGGAATTCGGTAAAAAGAAAGGGGGCATGCGCCCCCTGTCTTACTCGGCCGCCTTCTTGGCTGGCGCCTTCTTGCCCTTCTCGGTGACCTTCGGCAGGTCCTTCTCGGGTGCGGCGTCCTTGCGTTGATCCTCCGGGACATACCGGGCATCCACGATGCGGACGGCCGCCTTGCGGGCCAGATCCTTCACGTCCTCGTTGTAGCGAGTGAAGGGGCCGGCCAGATACCACACTGGCGCTTTTTGCTTCGCCATGATCCGTTACTCCTTACTGAGCGGCGTCGCCCACTGCGATAACGCCGGCGGTGTGTTTCACGGAGGTGGCGACCTGATCCCAGTTGGTGCCGGTAGCCAGTTCCGCGTCGGTCGGGGACTTGCCGCCGTTGGTTTCGTCCCAGGTGTAGCCCTTCAGGCCCAGGCCGAAGGTGTAGTCCACCTGCATGGTGGTCTCGATCCGGGTCTGGCCGTTGGACGTTTCGATGTTGCTGATCACGTCGCCGGCGTCGTGGACGATAGCCGCGGACTCCACCAGGCCCAGAACCTTCTGCTTGTTCGGGGTGCCGGCTTCGTACAGGGCGGGCGCGTCGGTCACCACCACCGCCTTGCCCAGGATGTCCACAACGGTCACGTTCTGGGCCTGGAACAGCTGCGGGGTGTTGGTCAGGTTCTGGCCGATCAGCTTGTGGTACACCGAACCGGTCATCACGTTGGACAGCACGTTGCCGCTGTGGTCGCCGAACTTGGCGTGCGCGTCGTTCAGGGCGCTGTAGGACAGGCCGCCAGTGGCGGACACGTCATTGGTGGCGTCGCTGTTGTTCTCGATGGCAGCCACCAAGGCGGCGATGGCGGTGTTCAGCTGGTCCGCCATGAGCGCCTCGGCGAAGTTCCGGCTGGCCACCTCGATGCCCTCGGCGGTCGGCTTCTGCAGCCAGGTCAGCTGGCCGGGCTCGAAACGGATCGGGCCAAAGCCGCCGGCGATCTTCACCGAGCTGTGCTTCAGCTGGGTCAGGTCGGTGGCGGAGGCGGACGCCTGGGAGGCGTAGCGGTCAACGCGACGCTGAGCGCTGTGGATGGCGGCGAAGAACGATTCCTGGAGGAAATCGCCGTCGAAGCCCTCGGTGGTCAGGCGGATAGTGTTACGGCTTGCGGCGTTGAACTTTTCCACCATCTGGTCCAGCGTCTCGATGGTCGCCGGCATGATGTACTGGTTGAACACCTGCATCTGTGAAAGAGACATTTCTTGTCACCTCATTGATTCAATTCAGGGAAACGGTTACGAATTGCGGCCGCACGCTCGGAGCGATCTCCGCCCATGCTGCCCTTTGAGGCGGCACCGCCACCCTTATGGCCACCGCCGGCACCGCCGCCAGAGGCCTTCGACGCAACGATCAACGGCGCAAAGGCCGGATCGCTTGCGAATTCTGCTTTCAGTTCCTCCACGGTCATGGCGCTGGGCTTGCCCTCGGCGTCCAGAACGACCGTAGTCGGTTTGCCGTCACGGATTTCCATGGAGAGACGGCTGGTCAGGTGTGGTTGAAGCGCCTTGGCGCTGCCCTGTACGGCGATGTCCGCCGCGAGGCTCGACGCCACACCGGTGACCATCTGTTCTTTGAGCCAGGCTTGGTGTTGCTCCACCTCACCTTTCAGCTCGCTTTCGCGCTTGGAGAGCTTTTCCTGCCAGCTCTTCTCCAGAGCCTCGACATCGCCCGCCTTGCGGTGCTTGTCGTCGTCCAGGCTGGCCAGCTGGTCCTCCAGCTCTTTGAGGCGCTTGGCGGCCTCCTGGCGCTCCTGCTTCGCAGTCTTGGTCTCGCCCAGCAGCTTCTCGTGATGCTCTTTCAGGCGCTCGTTTTCGGCCTTGATCTCGCTGATCTGCTCCGGGGTCAGGCTGCTACCGCCTTCATCGCCTTCGCCACCAGCCTCTTCACGGAATGCACGGGGGAGTTTGTTGATACGCATTGGTCACTGACCTCTTGGTTACCCACTGGGTTGGATTCCCGCGCGCTCGAAGGCCTGGGGCTCAAGGGCCCGCATCTCATCAAGCGTGAGGGGTTTGAAATTTCGGTCCAGCTGCAGCTCTGAGAATCGACTGGCGGACAGTCCGCCTTGGCGCAGCAGGCGGCCCCGGGCCGGACCCAGGGTCGAATCCTGAAAGGCGGCAGGCTGCCGCTTGAGCCATTCGTAATACGTCAGGTCCGCGTTCACCGGCCCCTGCTCAGAGGAGCGGGTGGCATCGCGGTCCAGGAAGTCGAGCCCATCATCCAGCTCGGCCACCGTGGTGGACCGGCAACCGATATGGATCGGGGGCTTCGGCCCTTTGCCAACCTTGAAGGTGCGCCCGTCCAGGGAGCGGCACTGCGCACTGGTGCGGCTATCCAGGGTGGACACCCACCGGTAGCCGCTGATGATGTCGCTGTTGCGCTCCCAGGCCTGAAACCGGGCAACGCTGGCCACATGCTGGACGGCGGTTCGTACGACCGCCTGAGCATGCCGGCGAGTGGTCTCCAGCAGGCCATCCCGGTAGTTGAGCGCCTTGGTGCCTCGGATAGAGCGGACAATCTCGGCGCTCGTCTGGCCCTCAAACGCGCCCTGGCGGATGCGGTTCTTGACCGCCTCGATCTCACTGGCGCTCCAGTCTTTCAGGAACGGCTTGAGCAGCTTCCCGCCCTGGGCGCCGCGCACCGACATCGGGTCACTGGTCGCCGCTGCCCAGACGGTGCCAATGGCCGGAACGGCCAGCTGAGCACCGGAAAGCACCTCCTGAAGGGCGCGCACCTCGAACCCAGCCTCGTAGCCGGCCAGATCGCGCAGGTCTGTGGTGATCGTTTCCAGCTGGGCGCCGTAAAGCCGTCTGAGCAGGTCGTCGATTTCGTCGAGCAGTCGATTCAGTTTTGCCCGGCGGTAGGCGCTGATCTCAGCCCGCATCAGCAGTCGCTTGCGCAGCTCGCGGTCCACCTGTTGGAGAAACTCGCGCACCTTGCGCGTCTCGCCGGCCTTCAGGCGCTCCAGATAGACCTGGTGACGGACGGAGGCGTTAAGGAGTAGTTCCGGTACCGCCATCGGTCATATCGTCCAGGTTGAGGCCGGCGTCGTTTTGCGTTTCTTCGCGGATCTCTTCGTCGGTCTTTTCCGGGTCGATCAGCCCCACCTTGCGCAGGTACGCCCACAGGTCGCCCTCGGGGATGGCGCCGCTCATCCAGGCGGCCACCAGCTCCTTGAGCATTTGCGCGTCGAGGCTGTGCTCAGTCAGGTCCTGGTTCAGCTGGTACAGGGCCTCACCGGCGGCGGCCATGAACTCGCCCACCCAGGCCAGGCACTGGCTGTAGGCTTCGGAGACGTTCGACGCAGCCAGGGACAGGATGGAATGCTGGGTCTCGCTTTCGTCCTGTGCCTGAGTGGCCGTCTTGACGGCCTGGCCGGGCTGGACCAGCCGAGCGCCCAGGGCGACCATGCGTTGCTCGATGGCTTCCAGCTCTTTCTGAAGGGCTGTGTCCGCTGTGACCGTCTCGATGCCGAACTGGCCGCCGTCCGGCAGCATCATGGGCGAGCGACTGCCCATCACCACGCCCATCTCCTCCAGCATGGCGACCCACTGCTCGGTCAGGCCGGACATCCAGGGCTGGGGCTGGCCGGCGTAGAACAGCGCGTTGTACCAATCCGCCCCCACCTGGTAGTGCTTGATGTTCAGGGTGGCCAGGTCCAGCAGGGGCGCCTTGTCCACGTCGGAATCGTTGTTGCGGGCACCGACAAAGGTGAAGGGGATCCGGTCCCAGGGCTGGCCATTGCCGCGCTTGGGAATGGATTCCTCATGGATCACGAACGCCCCGCCCGATTCCGGCTTGCGCCAGATGCGGACGATATACACGCCCTCTTCAAGGGAGAGCTGGCGAAACTGCTCGATGGCCTGAAGCCCGAAACCATCTTCCGTGGGCTCTTCGGCATG